GATCATAAGTGTTTTGATAGTAACTGGTTTTCCAACCGTACTTATATGTAGTCAAAAGGTCTTGTGCCATTACTGAAGTAGGAACTTCATTATCGGCATAATTTTCTGGATTATATGACCAGTTTCCAGAAATCGCTTGATCGAAGAATTTCTGCATAACTGCAACAATATGAATATACCCACGATTGCTAGGCATATCCCACAGAAGCGTATAATTGTTCTTAAGTGTTTGATATTGTGGAACAATTTGCTTAAGTGGACCTTTTTTCGACTTTTTAATGGACAAGTATCCGCGAGGTGGTTCAATTCCATTTGTTGCGTTTGACACAACGGAACTGCTCTCCGATGGCATCTGTGCGGACAATGTTGAGTTCCGTACACCATACCGCTTAACCTGCTCCCTAAGGCTATCCCAATCATACTTTAATTCGTTCGGAACGATTTCATCAACATCCTTCTTGTATGTATCAATCGGCAAAATACCTTGCCCATACTTTGTACGATGTGAATATTCGCAAGCACCTTTTTCTTTTGCAAGATTAACCGTTGCTTTAATAAGATAATATTGGAATGCTTCGGTCAAATCATGAACAAGTTTCCATGCACGGGGGTCTTCATAATGTTCCCCATGTTTGGCAAGATAATGAGCAAGACCAATAAATCCTACTCCAAGTGAACGGCGTGCTCTGGTGGCGATTTCTGCTGCTTTAACGGGGTATCCCTGGAAATCAATGAGTTCATCAAGACTCCTAACAGCAAGATCACAAAGAACTTCAAGATCTTCGTTATCCCTAATTTTTCCAACGTTAATAGCACTAAGAATGCAGAGAGCAATTTCTCCATCAGTATCATCAATATGTTGAAGTGGTTTAGTTGGAAGAGTAATTTCCTGACATAGGTTACTCATCTCTACTTTATCAATGAAGGATGAGTGAGAATTGCAGTGGTCAATATTCATAATGTAAATACGACCTGTTTCTGCACGTTCTTTTAGAAGATCCAAAAAGAGTTCTTGAGCTCCGATAGTTTTTCTTGGAATAGATGCATCTCGTTCATAAGATACATATAACTCGTCAAATCCATCAGTGCCAAAAGCATCATAAAGACCAGGAACGTCGTGCGGAGAGAAGAGAGAGATTTCTCCGTTCTGAATGAATCGTTCATAGAAGATTTTAGAAATTTGGATACTATAGTCTAACTTACGAACACGATTATCTTCAGTTCCTTTGTTATTTTTTAATACTAGGATATCTTCGATTTCTTGGTGCCAGATTGGGAAGTGGACAGTTGCTGATCCACCACGGATGCCATTTTGAGTGCAGCATCGGACAGTTGCTTCAAACTTTTTGAGGAATGGAACAACACCCGTGTGCTGAACTTCTCCGCCTCTGATCTTACTGTTGATGCCACGGATGCGACCTGCGTTGATGCCGATACCCGCCCTTTGTGCAACGTATCTGCCAATAGCCATATCACTAGTAAAGATGCTATCGAGGGTGTCATCAACATCAACAAGGACACAACTAGCATATTGTCGAAGTGGCGTCCGCACTCCTGCCATGATTGGTGTTGGGATGTTGATTCTGTGCCTGGAGATTGCATCGTAATACTTCCTAACGTAATCTAAACGTGTTTCTTTTGGATACTTGGAAAAAATAGTTGCCGCAATCAAAAGGTACATAAACTGTGGCGTTTCGTAAAGTGCTCCAGTGCTTCTATCTTGCACTAGATACTTATCAACGACTTGACGTAAACCTGCGTAAGTGAACAAATAGTCACGACTATGATCAATGAACGACTGAAGTTTTTCAAACTCTTCATCACTATAAAGGTCCGCAATTTCTGCATCATAAACTCCTTTTTTTATGCATTGATCAACATGCTGCTTTACAGTAGGGCACTCATGCATTCTCCCGAATAATTGCTTACGGAGGGCAAACAGCAGCAGACGGGCAGCAACAAACTGATAGTTAGGATGGTCTAAATCAATTAAATCTGAAGCAGAACGAATCAGAATTTCCTGAATCTCTGCGGTTGTAATACCATCATAAAATTGAATGCCAGATTGCATTTCAACTTGAGATGCGGATACCCCAGCAAGATCCTTACATGCTTCTTCCACCATGATGTGGAGTTTGTTCAGATCAAGGGGTTCAGTTTTGCCATTTCTTTTAACGACTTTTGTTCCGTTGCTCATATTTTCTTCCAGTTGTTAAACTTAATTTTTGCTTCTAAACCTGTGTATGTACTTGATTTTAACACATCCATAACATTAAGTCCAGCGAGCACCATGTCATTAATATCTTTCTGCTCGATGGTTGATGGCCAAATCACTACTTGTTCGCCTCTGTTAATTGTTTTTGATATTCGGTTGACGATTTCTCTATTGCGAGGTTCGTTATCAAAAACGTAAATATAATCGCTCCAACCAAACGACCTAATATCAACGTCGGACCCACACATAGCAACAGAATTTTGTACAAACGTGGAATCGAAGGGTCCTTCAACAATGTAAATGGATTGCGAAGAATTGACTTGGTCAAGACCGTAAATTTTTGGAGCATCATCCGAAAGCATCACAGTAATATATTTAACAGAGTTCGGAACTAGCGATCTTCCTTGAAATCCAATTAGATTATTTTCAAAATCAAATAATGGTATAATAATGCGACTTTCATCATTCTTAATTGATTCAAAAGTAGGTTTTTGATTGTTTGTCCACTCTTTAAATTTGTTAGCAAAATAAAACTTTTCTGGATTCAGTTTTCTTTTTTCCAGATATTCCCTAGCAAGAGGAACTTCAGATGCTTTGGGAAGATCTAGTTTTTTTTTAAAAACTGGTTTAGCAAATTCAAACTTTGGTTCTTCTGCAACAAAGTTTTTACCTGTATGCCCTTCTTTGAACTTCTCTAAAGTATATTGTTTATGAAGATTTAAATCTATTTCCTTGAGAAAGTTATTGAATGATAAACTAGCACCACAGTTATGGCACTTAAAATTAGTGTTATTTTTTACCGTGTAAATATAACCCCTTGTTTTGTTTTTGTTTTTTTGAGAATCACCACAAATAGGGCAGCGGAAGTTGTAGAGATCCGATTTAACCCTTTTAAATTTTTGCAGACGTGATGAAACTAAACCAATATACTTGAAATCAACAAAATCCATTACAAGGCGGTGTTACTTGGTGCGCTCTATTATAACCTGTTGAGGGGATGCTGTCAAGAGCTTGGGGACAAAAGCATTAATGATTCCAATACCAACTACTGCAAATGCAAGAACCCCTCCTACTTGCCATCTAAATTTTTTAAGATCTTCTATTTTTTCTTCAATCTTACCAAATCTTTCTTCTATTTTTTTATGTTCTTTATCATTATTTTCTTTCATCTCATCTATCATTTTCACAATAAGATCATCATTTTTCATACTTTGCTCTATTCTTTCGTCGTGTTTTGCAAGAATTGTAGCAATACGCGAATTGCCTTCGGAAATTTTATCTACTGCTGTTTCTAATTTAGAAAGCATTTCGCGGGATAAGTCTTCGTAAATACCAAGTTTAGATTCAAGAACCGCTAATTTTGATTCTTGAGAAAACATATTATTTCTCCTTTAAATATTTTAACCATGGGGCACGTGATCCACGTCCACCTGTAGCATAATTATTTCTACGTTGGGTCTTTCCAAGTTTTGGTGTCCATCCAGCATGTGGTCCTTCTGATGGAGATTTTTCAGAATATCCAGCAATAGGACCAGAACTACCAGTTGTCATCCCACCAACAACGGCATCTTCTTTTAATTTATGAACAATTTGTATAATTTTGTCTACATTCATTAGATTGAATTTAAAACAGTTGTACAATATTCATCTTTTTTAATATTATCAATTTTAGTTTTTGGAAATTCTGGCAACCTATTCAAAAAAACTAAAAAGCTTTTTAATGCTGGCCAAAGATCCTGTTCCAAATTATAGAATAATAATGGAATAGCGGCATCATCAAAAACATTAAACAAAAGAATAAGATGATTTAAAATTAAATGAGTTTTTAAAATATTATCTTTTTTATATTTTTTCAGTAATTTTTTAATATATCTTATTCGCTTCAAATCATCCTCAAAGTCTTCTTTAGTTACAGACTGTGGGTTATTATAGAATTTTATAGCGAAGAGCATATAATTGTCTTCATTCAATTCGTCAAATCTCATATATTATCAGCTATCTGGCAATCTAGTGTCATCTCCAGCATCACCATAAGTTCCCGCTGCAGGAGTTCCTGAACTAATTCCACTCATGGCAACAAGAACTTCAGATTTGACTCTGAAATTACCCTGTGCATCTACGTAAGTTGTTACCCCAACCCAACCTGCATGAGAAACTCCATATGCACCTGCTTTTCCACCAACTGTTGTTGTGCGAGCAGCAGCAGTTTCGTAAGTATCAACACCAAACACTGCAGAATATCTATTTGATTTTACATCAGGAGCAAAATATTGCCCGTCTTCTAAAGTATATTTTGGTTTTTGTGAAATGGTATATGCAACACCAACCAATCTACCATAACCTATAGTTCCTATTCCGGTAATGAATTGTGTTGATGCAATAGAAACATAAGTATTAGATGTAATACCAGAAATTACTGCTTGCCCAAAAGTATTACCAACACCGATTGAAATTACATCACCTACCGAAGCATTGGTAAAAGTTGTACCAGATCCAGTAATTGTCTTATTAGACAAATCTACAGTAACTGTTCCTGTCGCATATACAGCGTCTGCTTTGCCCCAAAGAGCCATGTGCTTTACCTATAAATTCTTTTTCTATTGATATTTATAAAAAAAGGAGACTTTTAATTTTTGTCTCCTTTCTGCAGAATAGTTTTTAAAAAATGAGTAATTAGGTCAAGTAATCCATTCTCCTCAAATCTTTTTGTTTTTGCTAACCATTCAGAAGCAGTTAACAGTAGACCAAGAAGAATAGTTACTCCCCAATTAGTTACTAAACACGTAATCATTCTTGTGGTTTAAAGAGAAGTTCTTTAACTGTAGCAAGAACCATATCATCAATACTATTGTCAGTTGTTTTTACATATTTTTCAAGAAGTTCAATCACAAGATTTTTAACTGCTGGATGTGTGGCCAACTTAAGAATAAGTGGTTTTACCACCGCAACTAATGCATCCATGACATTCTCCCTATAAAGAGTATCCTGGGTTATTTATCTTTGCCAGTTTTAGTTTTGTGACTCTTAAAACCTTTATTCTTCATAAACCAAGCAAGAGCATAAATGTTCTTGTCCTTTCCTTCTGGGGTTTTACCTCTAGAAAGTTCAGGATATTTTTTCATCGCTTTCACGGTTCCTTCAAATCCAGGAGGTGCAACTTCCTGAATATCGTCCCCTTCCTGATTATTATCTTCAGAATAATTTAAAGGAAGTCTGCCAGATCTTTGCAATTGCATAGTTTGGCGTTGGCGTGTTAAAGCAGCTTGGACTTGTTGCTGTCTAATTTTAAGTTTTTTCTTTTGCTCCTCATCTTGTGAAGAATTTTTTACTGGGGCATCAGTTTCAGTTTGCTCCATAGTTGGTTTTAAATTAATATACTTAGAGTTATTAACTTTTTCACCAGTTATTGTATCATTTTTCTTTTTTGTCTTTTTTGCTTCGTTAACAACTTCACCATCTAGATCAAAACTATTATTCAATCCTGTACGATTAGCAATAGCCTTACCAACAGCAGCACGACGCTTTAAAAGATACTTATCGGATTTATCATTCTTAACACCGTTATTGTTTAGATCGGCATCTTCTTTACCAACAGGATCTAAACCTTTACCTGCTTTTACTTTTGAAGTTTTTTGTCCTTGCTTATCCTCAGTTTCTTTTGGATGATAACCAGTCATTTCAACTCTTCTAATATTTGGATTTGCACGAAGTTCTGCAATTTTTGCACGAGTTGCCTGGCGACGATAGGTATTGCCAGTCTTCTTATCGGTAACAACTACCCAATACTTCTTTTCATCCGCTTCTGCAATATCCTCAACTTCTTCTTCAACAGTAACACCTTCAACGAAAACTTTAATTAAGGCATTTACTGTAGATTGCTTTGCAAGTTCACCAATTCCATATTCTTCTTTTACGCCACCAGAAAGCTTTTTCTTTGCAAGTGCTTTAACTGGACCTGGTGCAGGAGAACTTGCTAATTGTGCCAAATATGCTCTAACAACTTGAGCTGGGTTCATATCAGTATGAGCACCCATTTTTTGTTTAACTTTATATTTTACGTCCGAAGCAAGTTGAGATGCTGCCTTTTCAATATCAGTATCACCAGCGGCATGTCCGCGATGAGGACCAACTGTAGTTTGAGCCATGGAATTTTTCTAATTTACTTTTTTCTATACTTATTTATGAATTCCCTACCGTATGTAATTAAATCTTGGTTGTAATCAAGAGATCCTGGAGTCTTATCAATTACATTTTTAAGATATCCTTCTGTTCCGATTAAAGTATTAGAATGTTTTTCATCTCTCATTTTTGAAGACATATGCTTTTCACTATATGCTTCAGTAACATCCTTTATCCAAGATTTAAACATAACACCATCTTCAGTTACACAAATCAAATGATTGGTTCCTCTGCGGATTATTTTTCCAACCATTTCATTAACTAAACTTTGAACCATATCACCTTCTTTAAATATCTCCCCACTAATGTATTTCTCTCTCAATTCCTGTTCATTAATTGGAGGTGAATTTTGTGGCGTCGATACTGATAAATTTTTCTCTTTGGGAGTTTGACGTGGATCTTGCTGTCCAAGTCTCTGCCTCTTGTTATAAAAATGTAATCTACCACCTATGGTTTTTGCTTCAAATTCACCAGTTTTATTGTTATGCCATCCACCATGCCCATCTCCAACTAACCCAGATCTTTTTGCCTGAAGAGTTGCTAAAGATAAACCTTCAACAAATTGAGAAAAATTTTTCATTACTTATGTTTACAGATTTCTGTTGTTATTTCTTTTTCGTTTGCTATTATGTATTGTAAAACACTTAATCTTATCTTTTTATATTTATTCTTTGTCTTTTTTTCTCTAGAAGAAATTATCTTATTTTCAAATGTTTTGTAAACGTAAGCAAGAAAATCTTTATATCTAGAGGTTCTTGTTTTAGAATTACTTTCAAATGAATTAATAATATCAGAAATTATTGAATTCATATTAATGTTTTATTTTTATTTAGTGCCCGTGAGAAGATTCGAACTTCCACTGTATGGATTCTAAGTCCACTCTCTCTACCGTTGGAGTACACGGGCAAATGGAAAATAGGAGAATCGAACTCCTAATAAGTGCTTGCAAAGCACCCGTTATACCGTTTAACTAATTCCCCAGAAAACCCCAAAAGGGTCAATTATTTATATAATTTAACGAACGTCTCCCCAAATTTGTATAGTATACCGATAATCATTTGAATTTGGGGAAACTAGAGTAACCATATGTTTTTCATAATTATCATTAATAATCATCATATTTTCTTGTGGACATATTGCTTTGTAAACTTCATTTGGACAATCTCCATCTTTCCAGAGAAAAATTCCACCATCATGCAAATGCCACTCATCATTTAGATATATTGTTGCACCAAAAGCGTGTCCTTCATCGGTATGTAAGGATATCCCAGAATTACTTTGCCATATGTAATAAAGATATGTTAAAGTCTTATATTTTTTTATAAAATGTTCTTCTGTTTGTTCTATTAGTTGATTGAGAATTTTTTCATTAGAAATTTTAGTATAGATACAAGTTCCAGAAGTTCCTTTTAAAAGATTACTATCCCAATTAAAAACATTTGATCTCCAAACATTTTGATTAATTAAATTTGAAATATCATCTTTACATTCTTCAATTAAACTATCACTTAAAACTTCTTTATATATTCTCATGTTAAGATATTTTCAATTTGATTATCTAGTGATAAAATAACATTCCTAATATCATTAATTCGGGGAGGTACACTTAATTCATCATAAGTATATCCTTTTTGAGCATCAAAAAGAATTTGACGAACTGCCGCAGCAGAGCGAACATCCATTTTAATAGTTACTTGTTTTTCTTTAGTCATCGGTCATCAGCAGCACGGTTTTCGGAGAAATAAACATCAAAAGCACCTTCAGGATAACGCTTAAGAAGTTTTTGAACATTTTTGGCAACAACATCATCAATAGAAATATCAAGTGCCATACATGCCTGAGCAACATACCACATAATATCACCAAGTTCAATAATTAAATGCTCCCTATTGTCCTCATTATAAGGTTTTCCTTGAAAAACCATTTTCTTGACAATTTCCATGAACTCTCCACCTTCGGCATTGATACCCACAGCAGCAGTAAGAAGTCTTTCAATGTTTGCACCTTTCTCATCAAGGGCAACTAAACGATCAGATAAAGCGAGAAAGTCTTTAGATGCATCAGAAGTTACAGCATCTACAAACTCAGCATACTTATCAAAATCAACGTGTTTTGCAGTTTCAGTCATAGTGTATTCGGCGTATCCGTTATCTAGTGTTTTTTTATCGGTTGAAATTGTCATAGATTTAAAATTGTTGATTAAAAATAGTATCTAATTTTAAATTATTCCAAATTTGTTTGTGGAAATCATTAAATTCAGAATGATTAATATCATTTGGAGTAACATCAATAAAAGTTGCTATTGAAATTCTATCTTTGTCAATATACCATTCTGGATTCATATATAAACTATGAAAATTTGTCGAGGAGTATAGAACATAAGAATTATACTCTAAAGGGCAAATAAATTCAAGTTTCCAAGGTCCTTCGTTTATTATTTGCCTCCATTTTTTTGGTTGATTTGCAGAAGTATTTTCATATACTACAGAACTAAAGAAATTTTTATAATCATAAAATTCGGATACATTCATATCCAATATACTTATTTTATCATTAAAAGACCAAAATCCAGTTCCACTTTTATTTTCTGGTGTTAATCCTATATTACCTGCGATATGAGAATTACTTTTTGAAGTATCAAAATCCACAACATCAGTATGAGGATATTCATACCACGTTTTCATATCACCATTAAAACAATTTACTATAATATCAGAAAAATTTACATCAAAACATCCTAGTGTTTTAGATAAAAAATTTCCAATATTAATTCCGTAGTTGTTCAAATAATCGGGATATAATGGAAATGATTTTCCAGGTCTAATTATATCTTTTGTTGAAGAAGTATAAAAAGATAATTTTTTACACAAGTCTAGAAGTTTATCTGGATATTTTAAAAAATCATTTACGATTAAAACTTTTCCAATACCATAATCAATACTTTCAACTATAGTATTATTAACTTCAGTGTATTTTTTCCAATCTTGTTCAAAAGAAAAAATCATAATTTACACAAAAAAATCTTTTGCTTGATATTCCCAAATTTGATTTGATTTATAAAATACTATAATATTTGGATAAAATGAAATACAATTCAAATTTGAATAGATGTTTTCAGAAACTCCATAAGACTTATATTTTTCAATATCCATTTTATTTGGATGCCAAACACCATCTGAAGATTGGTATCCTTTCAACCAAGACCAATAATTTATAAGATCACTTAATTTTTTAGAATAATTTACAAAAGAATTTGAATTATATCCACCACCACAAACACTCCAATATGATGTATGAATATCTTCAACTATATAAATCCCACCAGGATTCATTTTTGGAAATAAGTATTCAAAAGTTTTTATTTGATCCCTGTTTTGATGACTTCCATCATCAATAACAATATCAAATGGTCCATTTTCAAAATTAACAATATCTAAGAGTTTTTCATCTTTTTGATCTCCAATATAAACTTTACCAATATTGGAAGTTACTGGTAAAATATCAATTCCACATATTTTTGAATTGGGAAATATTTTTTGGTATGCTTGCATACCAGTTCCATTATCAACTCCAATTTCAAGAATATTAATTTTTTTGTTTAGATTAAATCCTTTAAAAATATTTTTATAGATATCCCAATAAACTATATGTTTACTAGAATATCCAGGAGTTTTATAAAACTCTTTTATTTCATCAAAGACATTAATTTTAGTCATACTTATTAGTTTTTAAAACTTAAATCCTTCAAAAGATTTTTTAGGTTTTTTATCTTCATAATCATTATACTCGTCATCCTGCCCACTGTCAAGTATATCTTTTTGAGCAGTTTGTTCACAATCGTACAATCTCATTTTGGCACGATCAATACCAACAATAAAGCGTTTATATACTGTTGGATCATTATAACGATTTTTCAATTGCTTCACCATAATCTGTCCCAACTGTTCCAATTCTTCTGTGCTAATAAGGGCAAACATAAGATCAGCAGTAGCAGGCAGACCAAATGATTCAGAAGTATCAGTAAGTTCAACATCAGAGTTACCATAACCACTACGAGTAGTTTGGGTAGCAGAGACAATTGGTACATTAAATTCAACTGCCAATCCACGAAGTTCTTCTGCAATTGCTTTAATATAAGAATAAGAATTAACAGAAAGGTTTGATTTATACCTACTAGAAGCACAAATATTGAGATAATCAATAAAAATAATATCAGGTCTAAATGACTTCTTAAGTGCAAGTTCATTAAGAAGAGATTTAAAGTGTCCACTGTGTGCAGATGCAGTTGGATATTCCTTAATTATAAGAGTTCCCTGAGTTTTCTTCGAGAGGTTTGTAACCTTATTCTCAAACGTTTGCCGAGGAAGTTCTACCAATTGTTGAATAGGAACATTCAGAAGGTTTGCATCAATACGTTCAGCAATTTTCTCCTCTGCCATCTCCAATGTAATGTAAAGCACATTATGTCCGTTAAGCACACAGGAGCTCGCCATGTGACACATGAAAAGAGATTTACCAACACCTGTCCCAGCAAGAGCGATATTAAGAGTCTTGTTAGGAAGACCACCTTTTGTAACTTTGTTGAAATATTCCAAATCAAACGGAATACGATCTTCTTTGCGGTGATAAGCATCATAACGTTCCTCATAATCTTGAAGATAATCATGACCAACATGATTATCAAACGATACTGCTAGGGCATTTGAAAGAATAGTTGGAATAGCATCTCTGTTTTTCTTTTCATCATTTCCATCGGCAATATGGATAGATTCTATTAGGGCAAGATAAATTGCACGATCACGGCACCATTTTTCAGTAGTATCAAGCAACCACTGATTTTCTACTGGTGCATTATGAAAAAGTTGAGATGTTTCTCTAATTTCTTTGATTTCCGTTTCGGATAAATCCGTGCGATTCTCTATTTCAATGTTTAAAACTTCTGGCGTAATTGCAGACCCATATTTGATAATGAATTTAGCAACCTCATCAAAAATGATTTTTTCCGACCTTTTCTCAAAATAATCTGGTTGTATGAATGGTATAACTTTGCGCGAGTAAGTTTCATTAAAAATCAAATTTCGTAGAATGGTTGTTTCAATTCGTTCCATAGGAGAATTCACGTTTGGCAATATCATCAAGTTGTTGCATTACTTCTTCGGTAAAATACACTTCAGGTTCTTTAAGAATCTGTTTAGCATATAATTTCTTTCCATCAATTTCATAACGACCTGCTGTATTTTTCCAAAGACCACCGATTTCGCCAAGTTCAAGTAATCCATAATAACGATCCAAACCACGTTCATCATAAAACAAACGTACTTCAACATCTTTATTCTCCTTACTCAAACGCGACTTAGCAGTCTTTGCTTTGATAATGTTTCCAACCACTTCCGTTCCATCTTTTTCTTTTTTCTTTGAGAGATAAATGATACTAGAAGCAGCATACTTAAGACCACTACCTCCACCCATTTCTTTAGTAGGAACGTAAGCACCAATAACATCATAAGTATGATTGGTTACAATCATTGGAATTTTTGCTTGCCCAAGTTTAAGGGTAAGCATACGGAATGCGCCTTTAATAAGTTGCGATTTAGTCATGTCCCGAACTTCTTTATCATTCAAGGCATCATTAATTTCCTTACTTGTGGAAAGCATTCCCAAAGAGTCTAGCACAAAAATGCAAGGTTTGCGCTCACCTTCGGGTTTTTTCATATACAGGTCTACTGCCTTGAGCGCCGTTCCGCGAAACTCTTCAACAGTAACAACATTGACAACCACAAGACGAGAAGTATCAATTCCACGAGATTCTAGGAGAGATTTGGTAATAGCAGCTTCAGTATCAAAGTAGAGACAATAACCATCGGGATTGGTATCAAGAAAATTCTTAACAACAGCGAGGCTGAAGAAAGTTTTTCCAGTACTAGACTCTCCAGCAATAGCAGTAATCTTATTGCCAGATACGCCGCCAAATATGCTACCTGAAACCAGTGCATTAAAAATATATGAACCCGTGTCAACATAACTTTCAGTCTCATCAATATCTGAAGCAAGTTGCGTATACTCGCCACCAATTTCTTTTACAATATCTTTAAGAAAATCCATTTTTTGTATTCCTTTGAAATTTAAACGACCACAATTTTGCATACAAGTCTTTATGCTTGTCTTTATGTTTTTCCAATAATTCCATAATGACAATTAAATCTTTATCTGTTATTGGTAATGTTATCATGCCACCATACCATACTCTTCACGAAGTATTTTTTTATAGGGCAAACCTTGCTCTTTAAGATTCTTAACTAATTTTAACTTTTGATAGAGTGCAGTATCCCCACCCAAAGTTAATGCACTAATAATAGTGTTTAGTTCTTCGTCGTTAATAGGTAAATCCATCAGAAAAAAAATGATTCAAGGTTTGCAGTTTTTTCTTCTTTCCATCCAATAATATTCAGAATTGTTTTGAGTGGATCCAAGAATGCTTTTTCAAATTGTAGTTCATAGTCAATATATTTGTCAAGACCAAGTTCGGTAGGAAACTGCTGAATAAAAGAAATTACATTTTCCTGAATAGTGTTTGGTTTCTTCAAAAATAAAAACTTTACCTTTTCACCATTATTAATTAGCGAATATTTATTAGTAAGATTTTTCTGCTTTATATAATGATTAAACAATAATGCACCACGAACTTGAATTGGAGTTTTAGGAGCGTAGATACTAGAAGATGAATAATATTTCCGAACATCAGAAGCAGTTCTGGGAAACGCAATCTGTTCTGGAGGAAGAGATTTAAACTCTTCACGACATTTATCAATAAAATGAATCATGTCATCTTCAGTTCCACTCATTAAGATATTAAAAGATTCTTTCAACATCTTACGACAAGGTGCAGGTGTAGAAGATTTGATTGCTTCAATCCCTTTGATCTTCAGTTTAGATTCTTCATAACGAACACCTTCACTATCCCATACACTTAAAATGTATCGCTTCTTTGCAGTCCAGATACCACGTTCCGCAATACACTCACGCTTCATGATCATCTTCTGTTCATAAGCATTCACATACTCTGCCAATTCTTGGTAAGAACTTTCAATATATTTTTCAAATTCCACCTTACAGACCTTATCAAGGAACGAAACAACGCCTTGAGTAGTTTTCTCTCTTCCTTTGAATACAGTTTCCACCAGAGGACCCATATTAACGTAAAGAGAATCGGTATCTGAAGCAATAACATAATCTACATCTCCACTTTTAAGAATCTTGTTCAAGTAAGAATTTACTTTATTCATAATCCAGTTAATTGAAACTTGACCAGATAAAGTAATTGCTTCAGCATTTGCGAGTTTAAAGTAACGAAAATACTGATTACCGATGGCACCATAAGCAGAGTTCAATTGAATCTTACGTGCCATCTGGATGTTGTTGCAACGAGCAATCTCTTTAACCAATTCTTTGTTCTTGGTCTTTTCATATTCTTGCTCTGCCGCAAGCATTTTCTTCTTAAAGATCACACGTTCATTATAAATCTTCTCCATCAACTCTGGAAGAAATCCACGAATATCTTTACGATACATCGCTCCGTTTGCACAAACCGCATAATCCTTATACATCTCAAAGTTAATAGTCTGATTTAAAATTTTATCTACATTAACTGTTGGATGCTTCTCTTCAACAAGTGTTTCTGGAGAGATGTTGTACTGCATGATCAGGTGAGGATACAGCGAGTTAAGGTCAAAACTCACAACCCAATCATACATTCCTGGAATAGGTTCTTTTACATAAGCACCCTCATACTTGGAATCTTTATCAGAACGCTCTTTAGGAGGAATAACGATATTCCTTTTCTTCAGATAGTTATAGATGATTGTATCCCACATGCGAACTTGAGAAAATACATCCTCATAGTTTGCCTTGGCATCGTATGCCATAGTAAGAGCAAGTTCAATCAGTTTCATCTTGTCTTCCAAACGGTCAACAAGTTCCACGTCCTTGATGTTGTACTCTACAAACTTCTGCCAACCTTTAGTGTAGAAGTCTTTAAACGTATCAAACTCGGAGTGATCCAGTTTCTTTTGCTTGAGTTCAACTTCGGCAATATAATCCAAGCGATAGGATTCCTGTGCTTTATAAGTAAATTTCTTATAAAGATCAAGATAGTCTAACTGCGAGATTCCACCAATATCATAACAAAGGTGCTTACGTCCAGAGATATAAGTTTCATCTTCAGTAACAAGACCCCATGGCGACAACCGCTTCATGAGTTTTTCACCAAGAACCCTATCAATTCTACGAACAAGATATGGAATATCATACAGTTTGCTATTCCACCCAGTTACAACTTCAGGAGTATTTGATTCAATCATCCACCAATTAATAAAATCATTTAAGAGATCATATTCATTAGAAAAAGAACGATAATCAACATTCTTCTGTTTGTTTTGAAAAGGACCTTTTCCCCAAGTACGAATTTGCTTTGAAGAATAATCCTGAATAGTAATCAAAAGAACTTCCTCTGCAGCAGATTCTACATCGGGGAATCCATTTTCAGAAGCAACCTCAATATCAATAGTGGTTACTTTAATCTTACTAATGTCAAACTTCAGTTCCTCTTCTGGATAAATGTCAGAAATATACTGATAGATGTATTGTGTATTTCCGAAGATTTTAAAGTTTTCTACATTCTCATATTTTTTAACGAACTCCCTACAGTCACGTACAGATCCAGGTTGAACTGATTCTACATATTCTCCAGTTAATGTTTGGTATTTAGTTTTTTTATTCGCAGGGACAAAAAGAGTCGGGTTGAACTTCTCACGGGTCATAAAATGTTTACCATCTTCATAACCACGGACCAAGAAGTGATCCCCGACCATTTGAACGTTAGTGTAAAATCGCATCATTTACCTCAGTATACCGAAATTCTAACTCAAATTTTTTATTTTTATTTGTAATTATAACTGGTTGATTACCAGTAAATTCCTCATAAGCATTCAAAAACATTCGAAAATAATGCCAGTGATTCTTTGGAACATATTGTGGCGATAAACACAAAAACACATGATCAAAATTATAATCTTGAAATGTTATTTCATGCCGTTCTATATCATAGAATTTTGGAATATATTTTAAAATTATATTAGATTTTCCTCTATGTGAACTATCTGGATTTGTTATCCACACACAAGATTTTAGTTTTCCTTTACTGGCCAACCATCCTATCCAATTTCCTTCATTGACATAATTACATTTTTTGATATTTTCATATTCATAATCCATTGATTTTTCATTGCTTCCAAATAAATCAAATGAGTTATTCATGAAAACATCATCATGATGGTCAACATTAATCAATTCAATATTACTATAATCGGAAATAGAATGTAAAATATCATCATGTTCATATCCAAATGAAAACGATTTAGAATTTTTTAATGATTTTAGAAAAATATCAAAACAAAATAATAAAGCAGATTGATCAATATAAAAATGGCTTTCAGAAAAATCACTAAATTCAAATATTTTTTTCCACCTAACAGATGGATTTTCGTCATGAAACAATGAATTATATAATAACAATGATGATCCCATTATATAATCAAGATCAATGCTCAATACTTTCATCAATTATTCTCCAAAAAATCTAAATAAGATTTCAAAACATTAATTTTAACATCCATAATTGTAATGATATTTTCAGATTGTATCATAAATGTTTTTTGATCGCTAATACTATTCATCCAAAATTTAAAACTTAATTCTTGCCCCTGATCATTGATTTCGCATGGATTAATTAGTTTACAATTAGGTTCCCCGAGTTCAGAATCCATTTCTATAATTTGAGATATTAAGATAACGTTATTTCTTAATAATAGAGATTTAATTGGTGCTTCCATTTGTCTGCTCAGCGTACATTTTTTCTAAAGTTTCTATTGGATTCACTACAGTAACAACCCAATCAATTGGAATAAGAACATCTTCATCATTCGTCAAAATTATCCATGGGGACAATGATACTTTGACAGAAGGTTTTTCGGAATCTTTACTAGATTCCATCAAAAACATGCTGTTATCATAAGATATTATTTGTGGTTTATTAAGCAAATACCCATAAGTTTTTTGGGTATCTGGAATTACAAGTTCTTTTACTTCAGATACTAAATTTTCTCCAGATTTCAATATCAATAATTTGATTGACATAAATTACTACATGCTCTCCTGCCATTATAGCAATAAAAAAGAGGGGAGTCAACTGGATTTTGCCAGTCTCCCCTCGCGCCGACGATATTCAAAAGTATTTATAGATAATCTTTGCGCTTGTGATGATCAGGAACAATTCTACCAAGAGTCACAGTTAAAAGCCCATCCTCAAAATCAACTGATCGTACTTCCGTATCATCAGAGAGTGTCCACGCTCTCTTAAAACTCCGTTGAGCCAAACCTTTGTGGATATAGTTGGACTCCGTTTCTTTGTCTTCTTTTTGGCCCTCCACAAAGAGTTTGCCGTCTTGCGTGTAGACATAAACTTCTTTTTTCTTAAATCCAGCAAGTGCAAGCTCTAGTCGAGATTCTACGTTACTAACTTGAACTAGATTGTAAGGAGGGTAATTGGTGGTAGTTTCATGAAGATGAAAAATACGATCAAAATACTCATCCATTCCAATACTATACTTGTTGATCCTTTCCATCAGAGCAGGAAGATCTGCAGCAGTATACCTTGTAAGGTTAGTCATTATGGTAGCTCCTTTTTAAAGCGAGTTTGTGTTGTGTGGACCCTTTCGGCATCCGTATATAATTATAACACTTCCAATAAAAAAGCGGGTCGTAAAACCCGCACTTTATTATTCGGCGTCTTCTACCTTTTTCTTTTTAGACCCAATATTGTACTTGGTTTCTAAGATCCATTCTCCCTTATCTTTGTAAGAAAGAACTTTAATTTGATTAAGGGGTGCAATATCTTGAATTTTTTCAAGATCAACAATCGTAATTAGACCCCAATCCGCAAGAAGTTGGGCAATACGATTGCGGCGCTGAACATCATTCACAGTCAGGTTAGCGTGTTTACCGTCCAAAGCAAACAGTTCCTTAAAGTGAACGAGATAATATCTACCTTGCTTGTGCAAAATATGGCAAGACTGATAGATTTTCTTTTCCTTTCTTGAAGCGACTCCGATACGAGTCAAAGTTTCACGCACTTTCAAAAAGTCATCTGGTTCATTTAGAACCACTTCAACCATTTGACTTGGCGTCCACTTCACTTCAGGTTCTTGAACGACACTCATTTTGATCCTCCAGTTTCAAATTTTGATTTAATAAAAGTAAGTTGTTCTTTTGTAAGAATCCTCAAAGCTTGTTTTGCCTTTTCATTACTATAACCATAGTAACGTTTAACATAATCAAGGTCTTTGATTTTATCTTGACGGAGCCAGGGAGAAAATCTCTTCTTTTTCCTCAGACTATTTATAAAAAAGTCATATTGCATCTTTTTTGGAAGAAAATGGCACATATTCATTTCATTCGCAAACATAATGCAATCAATATGCCCAGAAAAACAACGATTGATAATATAAGGTGCATATTCCTTCTCAAGCGAAGGATCTTCATCAATTAGATGTTTCTTCGTCTGATTGATTGAGTTTAACCAGTCCTTCAATTCCATAATTAAAAAGCAGAAGTTCTTTACGTTGTTTTTGCTCACGCATGTATTCACCAACAGAACGCATTGTGTAAGTTAGATCAAATTCTGCAGCGTTCCAATTCTTAAAACGATCCTTTACAAGTTGATCAGAATTATAACTTACCAATTGATCCATCTTATTAGAATCACAATCAGCAGCAAACTTATCGTGATCAAATCCTTTGTGCATTGATCCCTTGTTCCCATAGAGATTATCCTTAATATCATAAGGAGGGTCCAGATACATAAAAGCACCCATGTTTCCATCCATCAGATAGTCGTATGAGTAATTAGTTATACGCCACTTTGAAATTAGCGAAGAATACTCAGGCAGTTTCTCAATTCCCCGCAAACTGAAATTGGAATTAGATGCTTGTTCTGAAAATGATGAACTCTCTGTGAGACCACTGAAACTGCACTTATTGATAATATAGAAAGCCACAGCACGATCAATGCTTGGCAAATCTTTGTCATTAACTTGCTCCTTTGCTTCAAGAAAAAGTTCTTTCGCCAGGACTGGAGTATTATTTGTCGTCTTAAGATCTACAAGTTTATCTTTAAGATCAGTGCCAAACATCTGGAGTTGTTGCCAGAAGTTTACAAGAGGTTCATAAAGATCATTTACCCAAATATCTAGGTTGGGATATTTTTTAGTGATATAAATCGCAACACTTCCACCACCAAGGAATGGTTCGCGGAACTCGTCATAGTTACGAAGATCTGGAAAATAAGGTCCCATTTTTTCACAGGCACGGGACTTTCCGCCTGGATACCTAAGGGGTGTTTTTAACGATTTCATGAGGAACGCTCCGTATAAAATTCATAATAAATTCATCTTTTTCTCCAAAATAGTTCCTATTCCATACAGGACCACCATAAAGAAAAAAATGTTCGTGTTTTGGATCACAAGAAGCAGTAATGTCATTACTGTTAGACTTCTTAAAATTATACAACATTGATCCAGGAACACAACAAGCTTTCAACTTATCTGGATCACTAAAGATATAATAATCGGCAGGTACAAAATCAGTCTTCCCACTCCCTCTTGCATTCTTTACAACGACACCCCTAACTGCCATTTCATTTTTATTTTTGAAAGTTACCTTTTTACTTTCATATGTTTTACCATTTAAATCAATCAAATCTTTACCTGTTTGATTAATTCTTTTTAATTTACCACCACTATATTCTTCATATGCAAATTCAATCATCCTACCAACATCAAAATATTGAGTTGGATCAGTATTTCCAGACAGGCTGGAAAAAAAGAAGGACAATCGCATTAAATCAATTGTTTTAATAAAATCAATCATTACAATAATCAGGTTTGTTGTACTTCAGGTATTCAAGAAAGGTCATTTTCATTTCTTTCTGCGTCATGCCACAGTGTTTGGCAGCAGCAGGAAGAGTCATTTTAGCACGAAACAACGCTTCGTTTGCTTCCTTTACGTTTTCTGGGGTGGTTTTTATTGGCGATTCATAAAGATTTGCCTTGTTAATTTTATAAGGATTCATTCTATTCCCTCAACCAATTCAATTTCTTCAAATTGATCAGAGGATACTTCATGTATTCCACCAAAAAGATACCAATGTTTCCCATCATCACGAAGACCAAGATATTTCATTTGTTCTTCATCAAAAGTGTTTTCTCGCATAAGTGCTTGAAGTTGATAATGCATCAAGTCAGATTTACTTGGAACTTTCATTTGAATTCACACTCCACCATAATTTCAGTTAATGCTGCTAGGAGGTTAATTTCCTGATCAGCCACGAACGCACATTGGTATTGATACTTAGCAATAACAAGAACGGCAGCAGGAATAGATTGGGGTGAAAGATAATCATAAGAGGCGTCATACACCCTACGAAGTAAACTAGTAGCATCGTTGTCCAAGTTGGAGACCACCCACTTTCGAACTTCGGTGAAGTTCTTCTCTTTAAGGTTTTTAATGAGTTCATTTACAGAAACGTCTGAGAAAGATGCAAGAATGCCAGAGTCGATTTTTCCCCCCGTAGAATATCTTTGACATTCGTTGAGGACCCTTCGGAAATCTGGGAAGTGTTTTGTAACAAGTTCCGCAACGACTTTTTCATCATACTCAATCTTTTCCGCATCCAAGATTTGGAGAACTCTTTTGAAAAAGGATCCCGCAAGTTGCTGTTTCTGCTTCCCCTTGATTGTGAAGTCGATGACGGCACATCGGGAGTGAAGGGGTTCAATGATCTTATTCTTGTAGTTACAGGTGAAGATGAATCGGCAGTTGTTATAAAATGCCTCAATATTCGCCCGTAGTAGGAGTTGTACGTCGTTGCCTGTGTTATCTGCCTCATCGATGATGATGACTTTGTGTTTAGAAGATCCCGTAAGTGAGACGGTCGAAGCGAAGTTCTTCGCTTGGTTCCGTACAGTATCCAAGAAACGTCCTTCGTCGGATCCGTTGATGACATAATAATCTGCTCCCAGTTCGTTACACAGTGCTTTTGCAATGGTAGTTTTACCAATACCAGGAGGTCCTGCAAGAAGGAGATTAGGAATCTCACCTTTCTCTACAAACTCCTTAAAAGTTTTTTTAGTATCATCAGGAAGAATACAATCCTCAATTACTTGAGGACGATACTTTTCCACATAAAGAAATTCACTTGTCATCATTAAGTCCAATCAGTTTTTTCAAATAAGAATCTGGGACAACTTCCCACCATTCATTCCCATCAAAAATATACACAGTATATGTATTTTTGTCAAGGAAGAAATCACCTTTTTTGCATTTCATATCCATTCTGGACGCCTTGACGGCATACGAAGATAATTAGATGCAACCCAAGGTTTGGATGCGATATACATCTTGTAAGCAGTAAAAGTGTCAATGCTTGTGTCAAGTTTATACTCATTTGGCATAGCACGAACGAAGTTTTCTACCTTGTTAATTTTACCACGGGGGAACAAGTAAAAGGCATCTACGAGTGTTTTGTAACAGGAATGAACCTTACCATAGCGAAGAGTGTATTCATCACACAAATTAAGACCGTGCTTAATCAACCAGTAAGCATTATGAACGCTTTCTGCTGCCCACTTGGTGCAAGGATGGTTGCGAAATGCTCCCTTCTCCGTGCTGTAGGGCGTGCTGTCTGCCTTGAGAAGGGGACCGTAGTTGTGATACCACTTGGATGCCACGATGGAGAGCATCTGGCAGCATTCTAGGGGCATCTTAACAACGTGCTTGTCAGGCAAGCAGATGGCACTCTCTGCGGGAAATTCACTTGTTACGAAAATGTTCATATCAAAAACAATACTTTTTCAGTACATAATTTACCTTTTCTGGTTTGTCTTCCATCCAAAATGCTTCGTGTTCCATTTGCCTAGAAGCGGTTGACATTTGCATAGACTTTTTAACATCTTCAAGTTTTTCCCAAGGCAAAGGCATATCTTTCATATCGATATAAAATGGTTTATATCCATTACACATATGTGCCATATGAACTGCTTCGTGATATACAGTTTCATTTACATATCGTTTAAGATCGTAACCACCATCTTTAATATTTTGGGTACAGATGACCATTTTATCATAGGCACCATACCCAAATCGGTTTTTGTCTCTACAAAATTCAATGTTTTCACGAACTGGATATCCAGCATTAATGACATTTTGAACAATTTGACGCCCGATAGGCGTCAAATAAAGAAGAAATTCCATCACTCAAAGGTACTGTCTGGTTCTAGAGCAATATAATAGCAGAGATTGTACTTAGTATTCTTGAACTGTGACAGTAATTTTTCTGACACAACCACATCATAAGCACCTGGAATAATCTTGATATTTTCAACTTTGAAGTTGAAAGTAAACTCTTTATCAGTTTCTCCAACAACAATAGAATATTCATTAGATGTGTCGTTTTTCTTATCACGAACTACCAAACGAATTACTCCTGCACCACCAACAGCGGAAAGATCGGGAAGTTGATAAACACCAGCAGCCTTAATCAATTTTTCAAGTGTGACACTATCAAGTTGGAAACAAACATCCTGAGAAGGTAGTTGAATTTCCTTATCGGGAGGGGAAATAATAACATTTGGATCAGCATAAAAATACTTTACCCTACGTTTTCCCTCACGAATATTGATATGAGAATCTTCAGTAAAATCAAGATCTGGATCTTGATGAAGACTAAGACCATTCAAAAATTGATTGAGATCATAAATTGCAAATTCACGGGGAAACTCTTCAGTAATCTCCGCTTCTGCTAGAATGTTTTTAGCAACAGAAATAGTGCGAAGACGATTTCCTTCTTTTACTAAAATAGAATTATTAATACCTGCAAAGTTCTTGAGGATAGTCAGAGTGTTGTCAGAGAGTTTCATAGTTTTAGGTTTAATTATCATTTGTTTTCAATCAAATTCAGATGATTGATCAGAAGAATTGTATAGTGAAGAACTTTAAACAAATCAGCGCGGGGGGTTCCTTTTGTATCGTATCGATCAATATACTTGGTCACATTACCAGCACAGAAACCCTCACGACGATTGTGTTTGATTTTATCAAGAGTTTGCTCTTTCCCACCACCAGTTCGATCAACATAATGTTGCCTATATGTACTAGCGATATATTCCTCCAGTTGTTTCAGAATTTTGTCCTCATTGTATTTCCAAAATCCATTTTTATTCGTGTCTTCAGGCATATTCGAAATTGTATCAGGTGTATAATAAGGATTTCCGATTACGCTAAAATCAGGAGAACCAAAGTAAATTGTATCGGATGCAGTTGCTCCAGAAATCACTTTATCATTCTTATTATTCATAAGGTTTCTTTCATCTTCAGGTCCAAACATAAAAAGAAGTCATAACAACCTTCCCATATTCTATCAGTTTGCTTGCTTCTCGTCAACATATTCTACAGTCAGTTCAGGTTGGGAAGGCATTTGGAAGTCAGCATCCACCTTGTCATAAAGTTCAAGAAATGCTTGCTTGGTTTCATCATCAAATCGGTTCACACACACTTGAATTGCCTTTGCCTTATCTTGGAAGATGCTATAAGCACGGATGATATGAACCAAACGACGGGTGCTGATGATTTCTTCAATACCACCATCGTAGAAGGTCTTGCGGATAATGTCTGCCCAGTCAACCAACCGCTTACAGAAGTCACGATCCTCCACACCAAGGTCCAGAGCGATGCCCTCAAGGATCTTCTGCTCGGTAGTGGGAGCGGGATAGGATTGCTCCAGAGTCACGGGGAAACGCTCTAGGAACGCCTCATTAAGCACGTTGGTGCCGATGAACCTACCGTCATCAGAACCCTTGCCCTTGGTGTTTGCGGTAGCAATCACGTTGAAACCAGCGGCGGGTTTTACCCAGCGACCAATCTTCTTCAGGAAGATACCCTTACCTTCGAGGATGGATTGGAGGCACAGAATTTTGTTACTAGCGAGGTCGATTTCGTCAAGAAGCAGGATTGCTCCTCGCTCCAGTGCCTCAATGACGGGACCGTTGTGCCAAGCAGTATTCCCATCAACAAGGCGGAAACCCCCGATAAGGTCGTCTTCATCAGTTTCAATAGTAATGTTTACACGGATCAATTCACGCTTAAGTTGAGAACACGCTTGCTCCACCGAGAACGTTTTACCGTTACCCGAAAGACCCGTAATGAACGTAGGGTAAAAGAGACGGGACTGAATAATCTTTTTAATATCGTTAAAGTTACCAAACTTGACGAAGGTATCATCTTTATCAGGAATGAGATTTTGTTCAACAGCAGGAAGAACTGCAGGAGCACTGTAGGAACGCTCAATTTCTTGAACACGTTCTTGAGTCACTTCAAGATTCCAACGCCCACGAGCAGTCTTAAAAGGTTCCAAGCGACGGGTCACGGTCTGGTAGTTGAGACTACGAGAAGCGCAGAAACCCTTCAGATCGCCAGAAGTAATTTCAGAACCGTACAGTTCTTTAATGGATTCAATCAGTTGAGCGTCGTTCACGGAAGATTTGCGAGGCATGATGTAGTTAGGTCGTTTGTTTCAACAGACTTATTATACACACAAAAAAGGAGCAACCGAGTGCCCCCTGTGACAGTTTGGAAAGTGGTCGCTCAGGAATTAACTTTTTTAGTTGCTTCCTTAGGAGATTTAGGTGCTTCAGTAACAACTGGTGTTGGAGCAACTACTTTTTCAACCTTTGGCTTCTCAACAACTGGAGCTTCTTGTTTTGGTTGGAATAAGTCAGTAAATCTACTCATCGATGGTAATAGAATTCTATAAATGTATTTATCAAGCAACCAATTCAACAAACTCACCCAGAATTTTCTTGTTCATTTTTTTAGTTTTGAGACTCTTCACAAAAGCAGATTTGATTTGTGCCTTTGTTGCATCCTCCGCAACGGAAAAATCAGAATCCTGAGAAAGAGTGCTTGCAGACAGACCGAAATAAGAATGATACCCAGAGTTCTTGAGGGTAAACGCCTTCTCTTTCTTCCAAGCATTCATCACCTTATCATACTCAGAACCATAGAATCCACAGTAGCGGCGAATGAATTGTCCAGCATCACGAGATTCAAGAACACGAATACCGATAAAGTTGATATCAGTAAACTTGTCCCGTAGATTGTGAAGAAGAACCTCAGTGAATTCCTGCTTCTCAGAAGCACAAGAATAAGTCATTCCAGTCTTACGATCACGGAGAAAAGCATTGAAACCAATGTGAGCAGTTCCCATAAACGGTTCATCTTCCCAACGACGCTGAACCTCACGATGATATTTCACAAGGCAACTCTCCCCATCAGTCAAAACCACACACTGAACTTTCTGAAGTTTGTTCTCCTTCTGAAATTTAGGCAGAATCTGATGAAGAGAAATAAGTGCCTCATTCAAGGGAGTGCCCGAAAGACTCATTCCAAGAGGAGCAGAATAGTAGCAGTGAGAGTTATAACAGAAAGACTTAGCAAGACGGAAGATATTCTTCATCTGTTCTTCCAGAGTGTTTGCATTCACTTTGCTGGTGAGAAGATTCATCATAGAGAACCATTCACCAACCTGAACAAGACCATCCCTCTTCTTATAGGAAAGTTCACGAATGTTTGCCTTACCATCTTCACTATACTTCACCAGAGGATAATCGGTAGTGAAGGCATAAACCTCAAACGGAATCGCAACTTTCTTACAGAACCAAATCAGGTTGAAGAGTTGCTTAACCGTATCCAGCATCACATTAGACATAGAACCAGACCAGTCCAGAACGAACACCAGACCGTGATTCTTGCCATCAGCAAGAGTAGTAACTTTCCTGAAGATATCTTCATTATACTTATAGGTATGCAGTTTGGAACAGTCCAGAACACCAGTACGGGCGGTTGATGCACGGGCATAAGAATCTGCTGCCTTGCGACATTCAAACTCTTTCACCAGATAGTTGACTTCCTTCTGAGCAGAACGCTTGAATTCCACATACTGCTTATCAACTTCACCAAAGATATTTTCATATGTCCATTCTCGTTCTTTAAGAAAATTGCTCCAATATTCTTTACACTTGGAATGAATCTCCGAATTTGGAACAATCACCTTATCCAAGTCAAGTTGAGGTAGTTCAAGGTAAACATTCTCATAGGAATCATTACCCACAAGTTCTTTCAGTGCCTCTTCCAGAGAGTCCATCGTCTTGACTTCAGGTTCTTCATTCGTTTCACCACCTTCATTTGTGGGTTGCTGTTTCTGCTGAGAATTCTCATCAGAAGTAGCAGCACTATCAGAACCTTCAGATTCAGGTTGCTCACTCTCACCTTGCTCCTGATCAGTAAAATCAGAAGCGGGTTGATTATCAGCACCACTCTGCTGTGCCTCAAGATTGTCCAGAGAAGTCTTGGTTTCTTCCTGTTGTGCCTGCTTACAATACTTATAGAGTGCCTCTGCGGCAATCAGAACATCGGCAAAGGTCTCAGTATCGGCAATCAGATTGATGATTTCAGTCTCTTCACCACGCTCAACAGGAATATCTACATAGTTACCAATCTTGAACCACAGGTTTGCACGGTCAGCAAGATTATAAGTTTCCAGATTATCATCTTTGATTTGAAAGAAGTCATCATCGGCAAGTTCCTTGTAACCGTTATAGAAAGTCTTGGCGAGACCAGCATAACGACGCTTCATCAGTTTCTCAATACGAGCATCCTCCACCACATTCACAAACTGTGGCGGAATCTTGTGCTCCTTCAACCAATCCTCATCAGGCGTATAGAGAGCGTGACCCACCTCGTGACCCACCAGAAGGTCATAGACGGTGTTGCTTGCCTTCTCCCACATCGGCAGAGTCAGCACACGGGTGTGGACATTGAAGCAAGCAGTCTCCACTTTCTTGTGCTCAACCACAAGATCTTCGGTAGCAAGAAGTTTGGCGAGTTGAGACTTGATTTCGTGGCGGACGGTCATAGATTTGTTGCGTATGGAGTCATTATACAAAAAAAGAGGGTGATGAGACCCTCTAGTGTGCCAGTTTGAAAAGTGGGATCACCAAAGAGGTTCATCTCTCATAGGTGCTCCTTGAGATCCTTGAGGCTTTCTTTGCATAGGTGTAGTTGGTTTTTTTACTGGGGTTTCAGGTCCACCCCAAAGAGGACCATCTTTATATGGTTTACCATCACCTGGACGTGTACTATATTGACTAGTAGGAGTACTGGTTGAAGTATTAGCTGGAGTGATATTTTTCTGTAGCATTTGACTACCAGTTCTAATTGCACCAGAAACTGATGGATTGCTAAGTACACTTTTAAGTGCCCCAGCACCAGTTTTAATCGCATTACCAATTGGATTTGATCTGTATTGAGAACCCATAACAGTTTCCACAATACTTTCTC